TGCTCATTGCCCTGCCTCCTCTCTAGCTGCCTCGAGGACGTAGGTGATGCCGATGGCGGCCGACACGACGCCGAGCACGCCAACTGCGGCTGTCCATGCGTCCCACTCGAGGGTTCCGAGCAGGACGAAATCGATGGTTGAGAGAGCGAGGAGGACCTCCCCTTGGATGGTTTTTGCTTTGGTTGTCATGGTGTTGAGTTGGTTAGGAGAGGTGCGCCACAATCTCTTTTGGGGTCAGCTGTGGATTTTTGATCCCGTGCTCGTCGAGTCGGTCTTGAGCATCGCAGATCCACATGACCACGTTGTCCCGGATCCACTCGGCGATGCCGTGCGGGTCGATTTCTTCCTCCGCGCAATGAGCGGTATGAATGATGTCGTTTTTGTAGACAATCGCGATCTCATCCTCGGGGTTGATGTCCGATGCCTGAAAGGTGGCGCACCAACCCAGATCGCGATGGAGGGTGATGCCGGTCGTGTTAGTGTTAGCATGGCCGTCCATCATGTCTGCAATCGCTTCGACGAGTTGATCAAATCCTTTGGTGCTGGTCATGGTGTTGAGTTGGTTAGGGGTTGGCTCAGTTCGCGAGTTGGAGGCTGTAGCATCGGCCACCGTCCCAGAACCCTTCGGAGGCGGTGTCCAATGCGTTGACCTCTTGTGAGAGGTCGTGGAGGTCAAACTCCCGCCAGAGATCGATGTGGAGGGTGGGGGTGTCGTCCTCGGCGGAAAACTCGCAGACCGCCACGTGCGTGGCTTTGTGCCACGAGATGCGGCTGGCGATGCGTCGGAGGTGAGCGTACTTTTGTTGGTTTGTCATGGTGTGAGGTTTGGTTTGGGGTTGCGTGAGGGTTGGTTTACGCAAACTTGACTCCGCCTTTTGCGAGCAGCATTGCCGCTGCGCCGTTTGCTGCCTCCTCGACCGTCATCCCCGGCTTCGGATTTTGATGCGACCACTTACGGTTGACGCATTGGACAAGGTGCCCATCCACGATTGCGATGCCGATTTGACGGTCGCCGATGATCGATTCGACGTGGAGGGTTGCTGGTTTTCCGAGGTTTGTTGGTTCGATGCTCATTTTGTTGTCTGGTTGGTTGTTTCGTCTCGGGCGCTCCGTCCCTCAACTGCCACCAGTAAACAACAGTTCTCGTTTTCTGTCCAACAGTTTTTTCATCTTTTTTTTATACCATGCAAACTCGTTGAGTTTGAGGCGGTTACCGATGCGGGAGGCCCCATCCTCCCGCACCGGAGCATACCAGACACCCCGGCAAACATACCGGATGAACACGGAAAATCGTCCCACACGAAACCAAGCCCGTCAACGGTGCTCTAAATCATTGCTCCTCTAGGCTTTGCGAGAATAGGACAATCTCCGCGAGTGAACCGATGATGCGTTCCTTTTGGTCTACGGTAAGTTTCTCCACATCAACGCGTTGAACCCATCGCCTGAACGACTGAGCCACCCTCTCCACCGTCGGCATCTCCTTGAGGATGGGCTGGTTAGACTGCTTGAAGCGATACTTGGTTTTGTTCCACTGCGTCTCCGGAAGTGCCAGCCACGCTTGTATTTCCGTCTGTAGCTTTGAGAGGTTTGCCGACGTCATCCCGAGATCGGTCGCGGCCTCGGAAAGGTTGTGCCACCCGATGAGCGGTTGCAGATCAGCGGCGAAGCAGAGAGCGACGGCCTTTGCCTTGGCATCCCCTGGGCCCAACATCCACGCTAGGATCCGGTGCAGGTGCGCGGCCGATGCGGCTGAAGACGTGCGCTCGACGTGGAGCAACTGCTCCGCCTCGTGCCAGCGGAGGATTTCGGCGGCGGTGAAGACGGAAACCCCAAATCGTTCGGCGAGTTGTTCAGCGGGGGTGTCGAGGTCCTCAGGTGTCCAGTCAGCGGGTTGCATTGCACAACCCTGTAGCACTCAAAGAGTCACAACGCACTCTCAAACAGGTCAGCCTCGGCGTCTCTGCGCTTTTGGAGACCCGTCGTGTTTGGCCAGAGGCGGCGCATCAAGCGGAGCAGCTGCGGCACATCATGCGTGCGGCCATCGCGGAGACAGTTTTGGATCCCGAGCATTTCAGCCCGTCGATCTCCAGCGAGCGAAGTCCCGCGGTTGAACACGAGCGAGAGCAGTGCATCCCGAGCGGGGTCCGGTAGCGTCTCAGCTTGTGGGTAGATCCTCAACATTTGCAGGTAAAAGCGCGGGACTGTAATCCTCTCGAACACGTCCAGAGCCTTGTCCCACGGGACCTCGATGTCGCGCACCATTGGCCTCGAGGACAGCCACAAACGAGCACTCTCGCCCCTAATCCCGATTGCGCCTTTGAGGAGTTCTAGGCTGGTATCGGCCAACGCTCCCCACGCCTCGGAAACTTGACTCTCGGTGTTATATCCCAAGTCAAAACCGACGCCGATGGTGACGCCTGATTGCTCGCCCGGCCACGTTGGCCGAGATAGAAACTTTCGGTAATACGGTTCGCCCCCACCGACTTCGTAGTCAAGGAGCAGCTTTCGGCCTTTGTCTGAGAGGGTCATTTTAGGTCTCGGTAGAGTTGGACGATTTTAAGCACCGTATAAATCAGTGCTGCCAATGCGGCGCCGATGCTGACCAGCTGGTGCACCTCAGTCAACCCGAGCATCAGCGCGGCGAGATTGACGCTTGGCACGACTAGCAGGTCGTGCGGGTTTGAGTGGTCGAAGTTCATCGTTTTTCGTTGGTTGGTGATGGCGGACAAAAGTTTGAAAGTGCCACACGGCAGCGAGCATAAAGGTCAGCCCGAGACCGAAGTTGAGCACGATCTCTGAGACTGGCGGCGTGGAAAAAGTCACGATGTTGAGCAGTGCTCCGACCGACACGAGCGAGAGCCCGAGCTTCATCAGCTTCGCGATCTTGGGCGACTCGTAAATCTTCGACTCAACGCGATCAGCGCGTTAGCGGCTCCGTTTGCGAGGGTGAGCAGGTTCGGGTTCATGGTGTTCGTCTGTGATGGAGTGCGGGATCAGTTTGCGGCTCGCGAACTCGACGGCTCGGAGACCGACGAACCCGAGAAGGAATGCAATGGCGTACTGCGTCCGCTCACCCTCGACCTTGACCAGCTGCACTACGACGGGGGTCAGGTAGTTCGCAGCTGCGGCACCGGCCACGAGCGAGGAGATGGTGCTCCCGAGGTTGCGTGCAGCGTTCTTGCCCGTGGTGAGCACCGCACCGAAAAGACCGGCGCAAAGAAACGCGATATCGATTCCGTACTCTTTGAGGTTCATTTCTTTTCCGGTGGCCTCCCGCCAATGTTCGCGGCTGACCCATAGTAAAACGAGACGACCATTCCCCACGAGGTGGCCAGCGATCCGATGAGCATCGTGATCCCCGCGTTGTCCCAAAGGTCAAAGTGTCCAGTGAGCAACCCCGCGAGCACTCCGAAGAATCCCGTGGTGATGACGAGAGCGAGCACGGCAGGCACGCGGCTGTTGAGTTTGGCTTGCATCGTCCGTGCGCTTTCTCGGTCTTGCGTGGCCAGTTTCTCAAGGTCGATGTCGAGTTCCCGCATCCGCACCTTCAGTTGCGCGTCGGCCTCGCGCAAGGCCACGATCTGCGCGTCCGTGAGCGTGTTCCCATCGAGAGCATCCTGCACCTTGGCACTCGTTGGCTCACTGATTCCAATGGCCTTCCCGACGGCCTCGACGGCCATGCCTGCGAGTGGGCCACCTAAAGCCCTCCCGATCGTCGGTAACAATGATTTCCAGTCCACACCCTACGGCTCGCCATCAACTGAGCGGCGAGTAGTCCAGTCCGTAGCCAACGGTCCACGGCCTGTTGTGGTCCTCGTACCACCCCGCACCGCTGAACACATCTCGGAAGTCGGCAAACGCTCGTTCGAACTTCGGCCGCACCGCATCGAGCGAGAAGTTCGCCTGAGCAAATGCCACCATCTTCGAGCGGTCGATGCGGTAGCCGATCCGGATGGCTCGCAGGATGTCACCCATCGTCGAGCATCGGAACCCGTTGACACCATCCACGATGTATTCGGTCATGGCTCCCATGTCCGAACAGATCGGCACGCACCCCGAGAGCATCATCTCGACTGCTGTTCCGCCAAACGGCTCCCAGTAGGTGGACAAAAGAAACCCGAACTGAGCTTTGGCCATCAACTCCTTCCGCTCCTCAATGCCAGCGTATCCAACAAAGTCGACGTGCTCCGGCCACTCCTTTAATCCGATGCCCTCGGGCCCTCCTTGGCCAGCCACCTTGAGCCTGATCCCCATCCGCTTGCAGGCGTCGATGGCAATGTCCAAGCCTTTGTTGGTCCCGAGGCGGCCGATGAACAGCGCGTAGTCCTCTCGCTCTTGCGTCGGGTCGAAGTTGCGGATGTCGAAGTAGTTCGGCACGACTCTCCAATACCACTTTGGGTTGCAGTAGGAAACGCCCTCAGTGCCCACGAATGCTGACCTGAGAGGATAAGACTCGTAGCACCGAAACGGCGCGAAGGCGTGGCCACTTCCGATGCCCGGCTCCACGACGATCAAGTCTTTGTCAGCGTTGGCAATGTGGGTCGCCTCTTGTGTCCCGCCCCAGAACGCGAGCACGATGTCGCCTTTCTTTTTCCGTCGCTTGATAGCCTCTCCAGCGATGAGATTAAACGCCTTGTGAGCAAGGTCTTGCGAGGAGTGTTTGAACTGGTTTCGTCTCCAGTCGTAGTCCCCATAGGTCTCTTGGAGGATGTCACGAGAGGTGACGTTGACGTGCTCGTGAGCGGCGGTAATGGAGTCAGGATGTCCATAGTGGATCGTGCGGTACTCGCTCGAGTCCTTGAACATCTCCAAGAACTTCAAGACTTTCTGAGTGAATGCGCACGCTGAGTAGTCGGGATGGGTCACGGTATGAGGAACCCCTAGGCAGTGGAGAGTTGTCATGCTCTCCAGCCTAGGGGTTTAGCCTCAACTCACGCTAGCTTTAACCTCCAGCGGGACCTGTCGGGCCTGTCGGCCCAACCTCGCCCGTAGCACCGACTTCGCCCGTGGCTCCAGTTTCGCCTGTTGGCCCCGTTTCGCCTGTTGGTCCGGTAGGTCCGGTCGCTCCACTTGGCCCCGGTTCGCCAGCACCTGATGGTCCAGTGGCACCTTGGATCCCAGTTGCGCCAGTTGGTCCAGCTTCGCCTGTTGCACCCTGCACTCCAGCACCAGTTGGTCCTTCGGGTCCAGTTGCACCGCTCGGTCCCGTCGGACCTGCGGGTCCAGAGAGCCCTTGAGGTCCACTGATTGGCGTCCAATAATTTGTTTGACCGCCAGTTGATGCCTCATTCCACCCTTGCGCCATATGCGCTTGCAAACACCTGTAGAGAGATCCATCAGCGGCAATCACGATCGATTTTTCGTAATAGTAAGCACCCTCAGTCCACGGCTGCACCGATGCGTTCATCCACGTTGTCGACCCGCTAGCGGGTGGGATGTCAGTTCCAACACCACTTGCGCCAAGGAGCACATAAAGCAGTCCTTTCTCACTCACAAAGTCGCCCGTGCGGTACATGGTTTGAGGCAGCACGCGGGAAGCTCTGTTGAGCAACTGCCATTTTGCTGTGCTTTGGTACGGTTGCTGACTCTGGCTGCCTTCCAATGCGACGTAATACTGCCCAAGGTCAGACACCAAATCCCCTGCCGAGTAAGATGTTCCGCTGTCCCATGCGGAGATTCCTCCACCGCCTCCAGATCCAGCGGGACCTGTCGCACCCTGCACGCCAGTGGCTCCTTTAGCACCGGTCACCTGCACCGCCACCACGTCGATCACCACGTTGTTTGCGGGGGCCGTTGGGAAAACGATCTTTGAGTTTCCTTGAGTCGTCCCCGTGATCGAGAAGCCACCGTTGGTTTCGTCGGGACGTTGGAAAACCCCGCCGACATAAACGAGGTAACCAGCTTCGTCATTCTGCGGACCATCCCATCCGCTGATCGGCCCGAACTCGGTCGTGCTCCCGTCGCCCGTGAATCGTGGCGAGAGGATTCCGCCTCCGAGCACAACGCCAGTCGGCCCAACGGCTCCAGTCGCACCAACCTGCCCGACGGCACCATCAAGCGAGATGGCCCATGATGCGTAGGTTCCAGTGCCCTCGAGCACCTGCACTACGTCAACCTCAAGCGCTCCGCTGTTGGACGTGTAGGAGTTCACGATGCCAGTCATCCGATGGTCGACGTCGTAAGCGAGGACGACGTTCTGACCGACGGACAACGCGAGGCCAGTGGCCACCGTTAGGTTTTTGACTCCGGTTGTCAGCGCGAGTGAAGTGGTTGAGCTTGTCGTGTATCGGTCTCCAGCTGCGCCAGTTGCGCCTGTGGCACCGAGGCCTGTGGCACCCTGCACGCCCTGCACACCCTGTGGTCCGGTCGCACCGACTGGCCCGACCTCGCCCTGAATGCCCTGTGCACCAGATGCCCCGCTTGGACCTGCCACGCCCTGAATACCTTGCTCTCCCGTAGCACCTTGCAATCCAGTGGCACCGACGTTGCCCTGCACGCCCTGCAATCCACTCGGCCCAGTGGGTCCCTGAATGCCGGTAGGCCCGACGCTGCCCTGTGCGCCAGTCGGCCCGACTTCGCCCGTGGCACCTTGCGGCCCAACGTTTCCGGTGGCACCCTGCTCGCCTTGCAACCCAGTCGCACCGACTCCCCCAGCAACTCCGCTTGATCCGGTGGCACCAGCAACTCCGCTTGCTCCAGTGGCCCCCTGTGGACCAGTTGGACCGACGGCTCCGACGACCCCTTCAAGGTTGACCGACCACGAAGTGAACGTGCCTGATCCCGTGTGGTTTGTGACGTCGACGACCAGTGAGCCCGTGCCCGAGGTGTAGCTCGTCACCGTTCCGTGCATGTGAGCGGTTCCGCCCGACTCAGCCACCACGACGGGTTGTGAAACTGTGTAGCTCAGCCCCGTTGCAACCGTCAGAGTCTTCGCCCCGTTGCCTGTGAGCAGCGAGGTCGATGACGTCGTGGCGTACTTGTCGGATTGCCCCGACGCACCAGTCGCACCTTGTGGCCCTGTCTCACCCGTCGCCCCCTGCGTTCCGAGGCCGGTGGCTCCTTGTCCCCCTGCTGCACCGCTCGGCCCAGTTGCACCGACGTCGCCCTGTGCCCCTTGCTGTCCGGTAGCCCCTTGCACGCCTGTTGCACCAGCCAATCCGCTTGGACCGGCGACGCCCTGCACGCCTGTTGGACCGACCTCTCCGGTGGATCCTCGCTCACCTTGTGGCCCAGTCGCGCCGATGGCACCAGCGTTTCCCTGCACGCCCTGTTGACCAGTCGCGCCGACTGTGCCTGTGGCACCGATGGGTCCTGTAGCACCGGCCCCACCAGCGACTCCCTGCGGTCCTTGTGCACCGCTTGGTCCGGCAACACCAGTTGCCCCTGTTTGCCCTTGCAGCGCGGTCTGTGCCGACGCTGCAATCATTGCAAGTTCGATTTTCGTTAGTTGTTGTGGC